CCCCCGCCGGTACCTGATGCGAAAGTAGTGACTACGCCACCGTTATTAAATGTCGGCGTTCCTATGCCGACAACGGGTGCCGATGTGCCTAACGGCAAGTCTACGGCTGCGCCTTTTTGTGGCCATGGTAAACACCCTGTGAAGTAGTCTTTACGTTTACCACGTTTGTATGGCTCCAAATCTGATACGTTCATTGGAGCATCCGATAAATCTATCGGAATTGTGTTCTGAAAATTTTCATCTCGGAACCATTCATTCCAAATGAATTGATATGCTCTGAATGGTAATGCTGATATACCAGAACCATCATAGGGCAGTCCAAGTGGTAGTCCGAAATAGTCTGCTAGTTGACCTTCTTCTATTACCTGTCCTGTTGCGTTATCTGTTATAACGGGGATTGTAAAATCTGTGCTGTCTCCCGGATCCACCTGGTATCCACAGAATTTTTCCCAATTTTCCCAGAGTAATCGATTAGGTACTGCAAAGAAGAAACTTTCCAGTATGAGATTATCCATAATTGGCTTTAGTGGTGTTGCCATTCGTGCGAATGCTGTCATGTTCAGCCGGAATGTATCTCCGGGCAGTGCTTCATCTACGTATATGGGTATTAATACTGAAGCATTGAATGTTGTTTTTACGCCATGACTACGATCAAACGTCGATCGTTTTATGTTGGCGTCTGGGATTGTTGCGAAATCATGATTGCCTGTATGACTTGATGAGTATCTACGTGACATTTTCTGTTCCTCTGTCTTCTACAAGAATTTCTGCTGCTGATGCTATGCGAACATTGACCGCGTCGGTCATTTTCGCTTCTGTGTCGTCGAATTCTCCTACCATGTAGAGCACATAGTCTTCTGGTGCTCTACGATATCTATTGTTTTCGTCACCAAATGTGACTACCTCGCGGAACATTCTTATTCCCGCTTCGAGTGTTGCCTGGGTAAATGGCGCACTGTATGAATCAAGTGCTTTGTCTTTTATTGAGAATGCTTTGTAATTCATGATTGACCACCTTTTCTTAGATTGAAATTTGCTGTTTGTATTTTTTCTCGCGCTTCTAAGCGCTCTATATTTGCTGTTGCATATTTTTCAAATACCTCCTCTCTTCGTTCGTTTTTTAATTTTTCCATTTCTTCTGGAAACCATTTTTCGTATAGCTTATTGAAATATTCTGGCGGCGGGATTTTTACACCCTTGCCATTTGTTACGTATCCCTTCGGATACAAGTCTGCGTAGTATTTTTTTAGCCACTGTGAACCGATTCCTGGGTTGCGTGACATACGCGCGAATTCCGGAATACGGTTGTGTACCTCGCCTGTTTCGTCGTCTATCCATTCGTACCATGCTTTTGACTTTTCTCCTGTGATTTTTTTAACCGCATAACGGGAGACATAGGCAGCGGCCTCGAGCGAATTGACTTGTGTCGTTGCATGCCCGTGGGGCCATAGTCGAGTAAGAAGCCGCGAATTATTAATCGTGTAATTACCGCGATCAATGTACACGCTGCTATCTGGAAAATTGTGACCGAAGATGATGGCGTGATAGTGGGGTCGTTGAAATTTGCCGCCATATTCACCCACAGCGTAATAACGAATACGAGTAGGGCTAAGATGTTTGCGAAGGCGGCGGATAAAGCGGTTAAGGTCCTCCGGGTTGAGTGAGTTGGCATAGGGTATATTTTCCTCGTCATAGGTTAAGGTTATAAAGCACGATTTCTCGTGCTGTTGTCCTTCGAGATGCAGTCGCATTGCCCATGATCGGGCTTTGTCCAAGCGGCAGCCCATGCACTGTCCACAGGGCAGTGCAATCGGGTGAGTTCCACCGCTAGGAGAAAAAGTAATAGAACGCTTACCACGTACATTTTTCTCGAAAGATTGGAAACCAATCAGCGGTTTGTTGCATGACATTGCATGCTAGAAACGGATACCGCCGCGCATTACTGGGCGCCGGACGTTTACTTTTTTGGTTTTTGCGTATTTACGAAATACGCGCCGTGATTTTTTTCGGGACATGCTGCTACGCTTACGCATTGTTTTTACTCCAATATGACAAGATTTAGGTTGCTTTCCGAATTAAATATAGTCGTCAAAGAACCGTCTTGCAAGGAGTGATTTATTTTTTTTTTGGTCCTAGGGGACCAGTGGGAACAGTTAAGTACAAGATTATATACTGTTCCGTTTTTTGCCGGATTGTCGTTTATTTTATTTTTATCGTTAACCGGCATGTTTTTTGGTTCTCAGATTATAGCTGAGATTGCTGACGCTGTTATTTTTGTTTTTTAGTAGGGGTATAGCCTAAAAAAGAGAACGCCCCGTTAGGGGCGTTAGAGGTGGTTAATTTTGAATTCCGAATGCTTCTCGCAATTCTTTGATAGTTACGGCTTTCGGACTAGATAAATCTGCTAAGCCGTATACATAGTTACTCCCTCGGCTGTTGATCTCTATCCGCCGTAGGATTGTCCGCGGATTGTTTCTTATCATCCGCTCTTGGTTTGTCCTGGCTGTCGCCAGTTGGTATCTGTGTTCTTCCATCCTGAGTCTGATTTGCCTGAGTGTCATCATTGCTAAATAGCTCCTTTAATGTTTCGTCGCTTACATTACCTATATCGGCAAATGGTAATTTTTCTTTAACATTATCTGGAAGATTTTCATAACTTTGTTGCATTTCGGACATCATTAACTTGATGTCCATAAGCTCACCCACCTGTGTGGTATCGATGTAAGCACCTTGTCGGTGTTCTGGCAGTACGCCTGACTGGCGATACCTGCCAATTATTTTATTAATATTTGTGGTTTCTTCGTGGCATTGCTCCACGATTGTTTCAGATCCAGTATCCAGTTTCACTGGATCATGTGGTGCCCATAAATCATACATTGTTTGTTCATTCACTTTTTTCACCTTACACCTTTCAACATATTCATTAATGATTTTGCACCAGTCGCTACAGAGCCCATTGCGCCACCTTGCGACAATGGTCCTGCTATTTCTGGATGCTTTTTGAACCATCTTGCCGTTACGTCATTTTGTACAGCTAGACTACGGGCAGATGATGTTTGAGCTTTCAATAGCTCATTTGTTTGCGCCAAATTTTCATTTTGCAGACCTCTCTGCGTTATTTGGCTCTGTACATTTTTTGCCGTTGATATTCCTGTCGGATCAACGCCTGGTGTTTTTAGGGACGGCTGTGCACCTCCTGGTGTAGAAGCACCGCCCTTCATATACGCTAACATCGGGTTTATACCCGCTGCTTTCATATCTTTCACCGCACGTTGATAAGCAGTATTAGACATGCGCTCCTGAAAGCGCATTTGCTCACGTGCTAACTTTTTCGCTTTTCGATTTGTATCCCTTGCCGAAAAGAAATTTATTCCGCTGGATAACAAATTACCAGCGAGTGAACCTCCTAGAGATTGTGCCGAACTTACTCCTGTATCTATCGGCACTGACATACCCGGCCAAGCCGGGTTTGAAGAATATCCGGCGGAATATCCGCCGGTGCCTGGTACGATTGGTTCGAGTGCCATCAGAAATGATCCACAAAGCCCGGAATGCCATAAGTGGGCATTGGACGCGCACAACGTAAATTAATTGCTGTGTCCATGATAAAATCCGGTTCTGATGGTACAGCTTCAACGCGTTCCATTGGCACTGCTTCTTCGATGAAAGCCGCGTTTAACACTGGCCTACTGCCGAACTCTTGTGCCAGATGCCAGATGTCTAGCGGTAGATTTACTGCTGATCTAAATTGTCCCGTGATCTGTGACGGTTTGTAACGGTATTCCGCGTAACGCTCCTGATATCCAAATATATCATCGTCGCCCGCGGTGCCGTCTGCGTATATTTCTTTTGATAGAACCTCCTGTTCGCCCAAGTGGGCTAGTGCCGGCCAGAAGAAATCATATCGTGTTTGCCTCAACCACATGCGGTTGATGCCTTGCTGGTATGTTAAATCGGCACGTACGCTGACCATTCCTATAATGGTCATATGTTCTGTAAACGAATGTGTAAAGCCGTGATTCGTCGCTGCCGCAGTTGCGTAAGCAGCCAATGAGCCCAAAGGCGATACTCCACTAAACGCCTGCTGCTCTACGGTTTTAAAATTGACATATGTACGTCCACCACCTAAATACTCCGGCCTCTGCAGCCGGAAATCAGGTGACGTTACATTGAAGTGTGCACGTATGACTTCGGTATAACGTGTGCCTCCTCGTGCATCCCGTTCTAATAGTTTTTGCGTTTGAAACGCTTCACGGAGTGAATTTATTGTTGCTGAAGTCGCACTAGATAAATCGACTTCTAGTTGAGGGGCTGCCCAGGCAAAGTTTGCTCCTTCGACGCCGGACCCCTCTGATACTAACCCGGCGCTCCCGCCGGTACCTGATGCGAAAGTAGTGACTACGCCACCGTTATTAAATGTCGGCGTTCCTATGCCGACAACGGGTGC